TCAAGGTTAGCGTTGGGGTTTTCAACAGCCTGGATGATGACACCCTGACAGCCCATAGAAACGCTACCCAGGATGTGATGGGGGTGCTGGATAATGTGGCTACCATCAATGCAGCCTTCACCACAATCGGGGATGCAACCTGCTATGATACTACCTTAACCAGCATAACTGAAGGCAGGGGTGACCGGGCTTTTATGACAACCCTGGATTATGATGTGCTGATTGTCCTACCCCCTGTTTAAAGGCTGTGGGCTGTTTGACTTGGGGTGCATAGTTAAAGCCAAATCCAATGTCCACCACTACCAAAGGCACAGCTCACATTTACGGGATTAATGGGACTGTCACAGGTCTTACAGTCCAAAGCTACACAGTCAGCACTTCCTGGGCAAATGCGGATGAAGTTACCAATGCCCAGGGTGAAGTGATTGCTGTGCGCTATTCTGACAAGCGGGTTAACCTGACTGTTGAAGGTCTAGTGCCTACCACCTATGGTGGTGCAATCGGGGATGCCCTGACCTTCACCGGTAATGGGGTTGCCTTCACCGGTGGTCACATCACCCAGATTGAAGAAAGGGGTGAAGCCAAGGGCTTTATGCGGGTCAGCATCACTGCTGTTGATTTTGAAAACATCACCTAACCTGGGTTGACAGGTTACCCCTTAGATAAACGCTGGTTGGCATAATGGCTGACCAGCGTTTTTTTAATGCCTTCCTAACCCCAGCCAGGACAGTAATCCTGGGGAAGAAGTTAAAGCCCTTCAGCCTGAAGCACCGGATTTTCTTGGAAGGGATAGCCAGCCCTTACCTGATGGCTGAGCAGGAATTAACCCCGGCTGACCTGCTGATTGCCCTGAAGATTTGCGCAGATGAAAGCCTGGATAACTTCAGCCTATGGGATAAGTGGCTTGGGCTGCGCCTGACACTATCAAAGGAATTGTTTGCTGAAGCATCCCTTAGCTTTGTTCGGTATGTCAACCAGCCGGAAGCCTACCCTAAGTTTTACCAGAAGAAGGAAGCAGGGTCATCTGCTGAGCAAATGCCCTGGCAGCTGTGCATCCTGGCTACCCTGATGAGAAATGGGGTTAGCTATGAAGCAGCTATGACTATGCCTGAAGCCAAGGCAATCTGGCTGTCCACTGCCTTCAACATCCAGGCTGGTGCTAAATTGGAGCTGCTGACCACTGATGATGAAGAATTGATTGACCGGCTGACAGCTGAAATGGAAGCAGGGAAGCCAGGCTGATTGACTAATTGGCAAATCTAAAGACCCAACAAACCTATGGCTGATGGCTTAGAATTCACAATTTCCGCAAAAGACCAGGCTTCAAAGGCTGTTCAGACAGTCCAAAAGAAAATCCAGGATTTAGGGAAAGACCTAGCCAAAGGGTTTCTTTCCTTTGCTGCGCCACTTACCCTGGTTCAAAATGCCATCAGCTTTGTCACTGATGCTATTGCTGAACAGAAGAAGAAGGTGGAAGAAGCAGTGGAAGCCTATGCTGGCATTGGGGATAAGGCTGCTGACATTGGGGTTAATGCTGATGAATTCCTTAGACTTCAACAGGCTGCTGATGCTTCCGGGCTTTCAGTGAATAAGGTGGGCAAGCTGTTTAAGGAAACCACCACGATTATCCAGCAAGCCACCCAGAAGGGAAGTGACCAGGAAAGGATGCTGAAGGCTTTGGGCTTCTCAGCTGAACAGATTGCTTCCGGTCTGCTTAAGCCCACCCAGGTCATTGAAGCTATGGCTAAGACCCTGGGCAGTGCCACCAGCAACACTGAGCAGCTTTCATTGGCTACTGCTATGCTGGGTAAGGATGCAGCTGACCTTATCCCGGTGCTTCTAAAGGCGCAGTCCGTTATCAGTGGTTATGGGGATGACCCTGGGATTACCCCTGAAGAAGTGCAGATTTTGGAAGATAAGAAGAAAAGGGATAAGCAGAAGGCTAACCGGGAAGCAGCTGCTATTGCCAAAAGGGAAGCAGTTACCGAATTCCTTAGCACTGATGAAGAAGGCAAACAGATTGCCAACCGGATTAGGTTGGAGCAATCCAGGCTTAGGGGTGCTGCCGGTGCTGGTGGGGCTGCTGGTGGGGCTGCTATGATTACTGATGCTGAGATTGCAGCCCGGGCTGAAGAAGAAGTGCTAGCCCTTATCCGTAAAAGGAATGAGGAAAAGAGAAGGGGAGCTGTTATTTCCGGTCAGGCTTCTGCTGACGAATTGCATAACCTGGAAATGGCTAGGCTGAATGAAGAAGCCCTGCGCATTGTGGAAGCAGAAGCAGCTAAGGATAAGGAAGCCCAGAATAAGGATGATGAAGAAGCCCTGAAGAAGCGCAGGAAAGACCTGGGTGAATTGCTGGATGCCCAGCAGAAAGACCAGGAAACAGCTGCTAAGGATGCAGCTAAGACAGCTGCCAAATCCACTAAGCTTACAGTTTCCAGCCTTCGGGAAATCGGGGGTGCTATGGCTGGTGAGTTTGCGCCTGGCGCAGCTGCACCGGTGATTGATTACCAGAAGGAAAGCCTGACTGTGGAACAGAAGATTTTAAGTGAGCTGGAAAAGCTTAACAATGTTTTCAATGAACAGCCCAGACCCGGGGTTGATTTCACTAAAGACCCTAACCAAACCACCTTCACTGCCTGACCTATGCCCCCTGTTTCAAAAGGAAATAAGTTAACCACCCTTCAGCTTCAGCCCGGCTGGGTCATTGAAAATGATGGCTTTGGGCTGCTGACTTCCAGGCTGACATTCAAGATTGATGCTGGAAGTGCTGAAGGAAAGAAGCCTAAAGAGAATGAAGCCCACCCGATTGATGGCAGACTGCTGTGCCACAGGGCTTCCTATGTCATCAATGAAAGTGGGATTGCCACAGTAACTGCTGAGTATGTCGGGCTTGCTTCTGGGTCTATGTCCAAAGTGCAGGTGACCGGTGACTTGGCACTGTCCACCCAGCCCATCCAGACCCACCCTAAATTTTACCAGGGCAAGGTTGGCACTACCGGTAAATCCCTGAAAGAATTGGGTTGGGATGAAGCCAGCCAATCTTTTCCTGAGTCTAACCAGGATGCTATCAATTATGCGCTGGTAGGGGTTAAATCCTTCAATGCGCCTGAGCTGCAATTGACCGGCACTTATTACACAAACAGTAAAGAAATCCTGCTTAATAATCAGAAGATGGTGGGTAAGACATTCCAGACAATAGCCGGGGCTGAGTCTATGGTTATTCCCCCAATCCTGGCAGCTGTCAGCAGCTATCACATCCGGTTTGGTTTTATGACCGGGGTGACCTATGAACAGTTTGCCAACATCTTCAAAGTGCGCTTCACCTTCCGGGTTGCCACCGGTGGCTGGCATAGCCTGATTTACGAAACCCATAACTGATGAGTCAGAAAATTCAGCCTGGGGTTGGATACACCTTCACATCTGACAGCCGGGGACATTCCCTGCTTATTGACCAGCCTGGGCGCAGAAGGCATCCCCTGGAAGTTTACAGCAATCCGGACAACGGAAGCACAGCAGTCAGCATCTTTCCCGGCACAGTCAATGGGGTGATGCCACAGATTTCCGGTAACTACCTGGATGCCACTACCAGACCTAAGCTGTCGATTGGCAGCAGTGGTTATGTGTATGTGAAGGTTACCAGGTCTAGTGGTCAGGTATTCCCTACCACTGTGGCTATCGAATTTGCCAGCACTGTTCCGGCTGACACTAGCACCACAGGTCACCAGGCAATTGCCACAGTGACTAAGACCGGAAACAGCCTGACCATCAACCAGGCTATCCGCAGTAGTCTGATTGTCGGAAGGCAAGCCTATGGGCTAAGTGGTGCTGTATTCTATTGGTTCAATGTCTGACAAATACCCAGCCGGGTTTTACCCTGCCAGCAGCACAGTCCCTGCGCAGTGGACTGATGCACCCGGACAGCCTGGGATTGTTCAGTTTAATGGGCTGGTCTATGTGAAAACCGAAAGGCATACAGGGGGAACAGGTAAGCCAAATGAAGAAGAAGTGGGTGGCATCCGAACCTGGAAACTTTACACCCCGGCTGGGCAGTCTGCGCAGATTGGGAAAAGCTACCGGTTTTATTGGGCGCATCTTCACAGCTGCATAGCACCATCACCAGAAGGCAGCGGGGGTCACCGGCCTTGGCATCATTAAGGTCTGTGTTCAGGTCAACCACCTGGCTGTAATTGAAATTGGCAGCAGTCACCACTTCCTTGGCCGAGAAATTTGCATTGGTAAGGACAGCACCGATTTCAGCGTGGACCTTCTTAACCAGCTGGTTGATGGCTTCCGGAACGAAAGCCCGGGCAAGGTATTCTTCACCATACTCACCGATTTCATCCGGTGTGAATTCCTTTGTGCTGTGCAGGTGTTTAAGTGTCACGCTGACAGCCGTAAGGTCTGCGTTGTCCCCTTCCTTATAGCCACCATTGGCTTTGGAGAATTCCTTGGCAGCACCACCGGACACCAGGGAAACCTGGATGGTCTTACCCACAGCATTTGTGGAAAGGTTTGTGCTGAAGGCAGAAAGGAAAGCCAAGCGACCCTTCAGACCAGGCAGGATGATTTCGGAAAGGGCAGCCGGAGCAGCCGAGAATGTATTAGCCATAGTAGTATTTTATTAGGTTAGGTTAAAGTTAGTTAGGTTAGGAAAGGTTAAGGGGGTCTAGGATAGCCTTATGCTTCTGGAAGAAAGCCTGCTTTTCTGTGCCAGCCTTCATCTTCAGGAATGTAGCCCAAACAGACTTGGCATCCATAGCTTCTTCATTGGCAGACTTGTCAGCCGGGGAAACTTCCACAGGCTTCATCCCCAGGGAAGAAATCACCTTGGCAGCTTCCTTAGAAGCAGTGACCTGGTTGGCTTGGGCTTCAGCAAGCAGCTTGGAAAGCTCAGCCTTTTCAGTTTCAGCCTGAAGCTTATGCGCTTCAAACTCAGCCTTCAGCTTTGTGGCTTCATCAGCAACAGCCATCTTCTCAGAAGCCAGGGCTTCAAATGTCTTTTGAAGCTCAGACTTTTCAGCCTGGATAGTGGCAAGGGTAGAAGCCAGCTTTTCAACCTGGGCTTCAGGGGTCAGTGTGGTGATTTCGGTAGCCATCTTATCAATGCACTTGAAG